CAAATCGCCTCCAACGAACTCCATTATTCACCCAAAGAAACAATGAAATTATGTCAGACTTTGTATGAAGCAGGACATATTACGTATATGCGTACGGATAGTAAAGTTTATAGCGAGCCTTTTCTTCATTCAGCCAAAGCTTATATCGTGAAAGAATATGGCGAAAAATATTTTTTAGAACCGGGTTCAAATACAGAAAAAGAATCTAGGAAATCTGGAAAAAAAGAAGAGAAAAATTTGGCCCAAGAAGCCCACGAGGCCATTCGACCGACCCATATTGAAACTCGGAATTTTGGCGAAGAATCCAAATTAGGAGCAAAAGAGAGAAAAATGTATCAAATCATTTGGCGAAATACCGTGGAAAGTTGTATGAGCCCTGCCTCCTATTTCTCCGTTACGGCAACTATTACCGCCCCAAAGATTCAAGGCATTGATAAACCGTCTAAATATACATATTCTTGTGAAAAAATCGATTTTTTAGGCTGGAAAATTGTGGTAAAAAAACCGGCTGCAACCGATTATTTTCAGTATTTACAGAACTTGGCAACTACTGATGGATTAAAATCCATATCCTATCAAAAGATTATTGCAAAAACCAGTTTAAAAAACCAATTACTACATTATACAGAAGCGCGTTTGGTTCAATTGTTAGAAGAAAAGGGAATCGGTCGTCCATCTACTTTTTCTACCCTCATTGATAAAATACAAGAAAGAGGATATGTGAAAAAACAAGACGTAACTGGAAAATCGATTCTTTGCAAAGATTATGAACTGTTAGCCAAAGAGAAAGAAATCTATGAAATTGAGACTACCAAAGAATTTGGAAATGAGAAAAACAAATTAATCATTCAACCCACTGGAATAATGGTCCTTGAATTTTTAATGAAACATTTTGACGAACTTTTCAATTATGATTATACACGAATGATGGAATCAGATTTAGATCAAATATCAAAAGGGTTAAAAGTAGGAAACGAAGTATGTCAAGAATGTGATTCGATCTTGGAATCCAAAATCACTTATTTAAAACAAGAAAAACAAGAGAAAAAACTAGAATATTCGATTGATGATATCCATTTCTACATTTTAGGAAAATACGGTCCTGTCATTAAAAAGGTTGAACCTTCCCATTCAAATGCAAAAGACAAAAAACCAACCGTATCTTTTTTACCCTTGAATCCAGAAATTAAAATTGATTTACATAAATTGGAAAAGAGAGAATATCAATTGGAAGATCTTATTATTTGTGAAAGAGAGAAAAAAACGAATATAGATAAAGATAAAGTTTGTAACGATCATTCTATTGGAGAGTTTGAAGGACATTCGGTATTTATCAAAAAAGGTAAATTTGGTTTATATCTTTGTTATGGAGAGAAAGGAAAAACTACCAAATCTTTGTCGAATTTTGGAAATCGGCCTTTGGAAAGTATTCATTGGGAGGAAGTGAAAGGAATTTTAGAACAAGAAAATGAATCAAGTTCCGGAGGACTTGTACGAAAAATAACGAATACCATTTCAATACGAAAAAGTAAAAAGGGGGAAGACTATCTTTTTTTCAAAACGGAAAAAATGAAACGGCCTCAGTTTTTTGATATTAAGAAATTTGGAGAAGAATTCAAAGAAATGGATTATAAAACGTGTGATGTAGAGTTTATTTTACAATGGATCAAAGATAAATATTCAATTTTTTAAGGTTTTGTCAAATATAACAAATAGAATATAATAGACATAGAAATAAATTACATTTTATATAATAAAAAATAAAATGCAATTTGAAATAAACTTTGAAAAACCAAATCCCAATGGATATATGGTTTATACAAAAATAAACTGTCCTTATTGTATAAAAGTAAAAGATTTGTTATTGGGTAATGTGGTTGACAAAGAAATTACTATTATCAACTGTGATAAATATTTAATGGAACCAGAAATCAAAGAAAAATTCCTGGAATTTATCAAATCTGTTAATGGAGGAATCAATCATCGAACCTTTCCAATGGTATTTTATGATGGAAAATTCATTGGTGGATTTATGGAGACGGAGAAATTCTATGCCAAACAAACTGTTTTTTCAATGGACACCGATTTTTAATTGAAGGTAACAGTTTCATTCAATTCAATGGTTTAACGAACTTTTGGATCATATATATTATATTTTTTTGTTTGTTGAGGTACATACATTGTGAATTCTAAGGTAAAAGAATAATTGAATTTTCCAAAATCCACTAATTCTCCATTATGATATCTTAATCGAAACCGAAACTTTCGTATTCTCTCCGCGGGTGGATTAAAAAGTTTATAAGCAGTTGAATTTGAATCATACCATTGAGCCAAAGGAGTTACAGGAACAGAAATTTTTGCAAAAGCACTATTTACTCTACCATTCGTAATATTGGTATGTGTGGTAAACTGAGATATATTAAATGGACTTGTTTCATCCATACAATTAAAATCCGGCGCATCCATATAAAAATACGATTCACCAAAAATATTGATTTTTTCAGGCGCAACTAGAAAGGAAACTTGACTACCAGGTAGATTGGGGTCAGGTGTTAACCAAACACCATTGTCGCCAATATTAATATCTCCATAATAAAAATTAGGAAGTTGAGATGAAGAGATCGAGGTTAAATCAATGATTGGAAGACCAAGATATTGAGGTAATCCATAATTTACGCCGGGTAATATATCTGATTTTGTACCATTTAGTCCACAATTGATACTACTGAGTGAATTATTAATAAGTTGAGTCGAATTTGTTAATTTAAAAACATCACAACGATTCCCGAACCAAATTTTCTGTCCGGTTTCTTCATAAATAATGACAAACTCTTGGTATCCATTTTTACTAGTAAATTCGTTTACTAAGGATGGATAATTCTGTGTTAAATACACTAGTAAATATTGAGTAACCGAAAGATTAAAGAGATTCGTTAAAACATTTACGATTTGAGATGTATTATAAAACCCAGGAGGAATAATAACAATGTAATTATTATTTTGATTCGCAATTAATCCTTGATAAATGGCGTTGGCTAAAGGGTCTACATTTCCATTCGCTTCTGGATTATAAGGATTTGTAATTAAAAAAGTCATATCTACATTTTTATTTATTTGGGAAAAGGTATTATAATTCGCAGGAAAAGTCCACGTCGCTAGTCTTACCGAGAGAACATTCAAATAATCTTCTGGAAATTCAATTTCGAAGGTCGCTGCATTTGGATATTTGAGAATGTCTCTATCTTCGGAGTGTATTGAAACGAATTTCTGATAAAGCATATATTCTTGAGTATTTTTAATTAATGGATGACCGGTGAAAGTTTGTATACTCATTTCAATCTATTTATATATTCCTTTAAAATAAATTTATATTGTTTTTATTTTATATTATATTATATTGTATCTATCAAAAATAAAAATAAACACATTCTTTATAAAATGCAAATCATTCCTATTCCTCTTAAAAACAATAAAAATCGACTATTTTTTAAAACCCCATTTACAGGAATTTACAGCACTCAAGTAAAAACTTTAAATAACCTTAAATCTGTAAATTTAAATAATGTACGTATTAATAATTTAATCAAAATAGGTTATCCCATTAATAAACAAAAACAATTTTTAAATAATCCTTTTTTTTCCAAAACAATCATTTGATAAACACGGAATAAAAATATAAATTATATGTTTAATATATATTTATATATATCACAGTTTCAGAATGATAGAACATATCTATTTTTTAGTCTATTACTCTCTTTTAATCACGAGTATTATCTTATTTTCAATCTCCTTTTTTTCTGACGGTTCTTTATTGTTAAATACTAGTATTACCGCTTATATATTATGCATTATTAGTCTTTTGTTAATGATGACCTTTTCATTGAGTACAATTTATAAATACTCTCTTTCACCAATACAAATTATTTTTACTTTAGGCCCCTTTTTCTTTGTCTTCTTTTTAATTGCCTTTTATCTTTATTATTTGATTACTTTTAAAAACCGTATTTTAGATGGAACCGTATCACAAAGCTTTTATACCTTTCAACATATTTCTATTCTTTTAATCATCGTACAATTATTTTTATTTACTTATGGAACTGATACAAAAACAGGTAGAATCTCCAAAATAAACACAAGTTTTATTTATATGCTTTGTATCGTTAATTTGTTTATCTTGTATACGATACGTCATATTCTAGTTTATTTTGTTACAGATGGATTTACGTCATAAAAATTCAGATTTTACAAATTTAAACGTTAAACCATAGTATAATTCATTTTCCCAAATACCAGAGATTTTTAAAACAAAATTCGATTTTCCATTCCATTGTGAAGAATCTATATTTGTTAAATCATTAAAGATTTTTACGTTTCCATTTTTAAATTGATCACTTAATTTGTATTGTGGTATTTTATTCAAATTCAACTTTTTTAAAATATCATTTTCAATATGATTTATTCTTTCAATTATATTTGTATGCTGATCTATATGAAAATTACATTTTAATTTATTATAGTATTTTTCTACGGAATGAATATTCAAAGAAAAATACAAATAAATCCCATTCAAAAGAACAAAGGATTTCGAGTATAAAACACGAATAAAATTTCCGTCATTAATAATATTATTTTTAATCGGTTCACAGAAATAAATATATTGTTCTTCGTATTTTTCAAGTTCTTCACAAATATTCATATTTTTATTCATATAATTATGTATTGTATTATATTTTATTTTATAAAATTATTTTATCTATTTAATTCGTTTTATTTATTTAACTAAATTATCTAATAAATACAAATCAATTTATTAAATTAGTTAAATAAAAATATGAATAACGAAAAACATTTTGATCATTATATACAATTAAACAAAATATATGATTTACATTCTTCAAATACGGTAAAAAAAACAGATAAAAAAAAACAAGAAGAAAAAGATAAAAAAAAACAAGAAGAAAAAGATAAAAAAAAACAAGAAGAAAAAGATAAAAACCCCGAAAATACCATCTTTTATGGCCCAAGCGGAATAGGGAAATATACACAGGTATTAAAAAAAATCAAAACATATAGTCATAGTGAATTGAAATATGAGAAAAAAATGACGGTTACTTATAATAAACAAACTTATATTTTTAAAATCAGTGATATTCATTATGAAATTGATATGACCTTATTAGGTTGTAATGCAAAAATATTATGGCACGAAATTTATCATCAGATTATTGATATTTTATCGGCAAAACAGGTGAAAATGGGAATTATTTTATGTAAAAATTTCCACGATATACATAATGAATTATTAGATAATTTTTATAATTATATGACAAATTTAAACAATCAATCGATCCATATTTATTATTATATTATTACGGAACAAATGAGTTTTATTCCAACGAATATTATAAAAAACTGTAAACTTATTCCTTTTGCTCGACCTAGTAAAAGCGAATATAAAAAATGTATCCAACAAAATATACAATCACACGAAAATAACCAATTAGAAAAAGGCGGAACGTTTGATTTAAAAAAAATCGATCGAATGAATCTAGAAAATATACAAAATATCAAACAACTTTATTCTTTTGTTCAAAGTGATTTAGAAAATGAAAATCAGTATAAAATAATATGCAATAAAATTATTAAAACCATTGAAAGTTCTTCTTTCAATCAATTTTCATTTTTAAAATTTCGTCATTTATTATATGAACTCTTGATTTATCATTTAAATATCTATGAATGTATTTGGTATATTCAATGTTATTTTATTGAAAACGGAAAAATACCCGAAAAAGAAGTCAATCAATTATTAATAAAAACATTTACTTTTTTTCAGTATTTTAATAATAATTATCGTCCAATTTACCATTTAGAGCATTATTTTATCTCAATCATTAAAATGGTCAAGGGATTATAAATCTTACACCTTCGCACATTTCAAGTGCGTGGTAACTGTTGCCTTTGCCACTCATAATCGCCCACTTTGTGGGCGTTTTGAATGTGCAAAGGTGTAATATTCGATTTTACACATTTGCGTATTCAAATCTTCATCGATTTAAACCCTTGAAGATTTAAAACCACACCTTTAAGATTTTAATATATTTTAAATATTAGAATAATAATATATAAAGATATATAACTAATATATAAATATATGGAGAATAAGTGTTTATATATTAAAACTGATGACAATAAATACATAAATGAAAAATCTATAATATGGGTAAAAAAAATGAATGATTGTTTAGAAGTTTGTACTAGAAGAAGAGGATGTAACCTTATAAACCAGCCACATAAAATATGTAAATCAATTAGTCCAAATAGTTATGATAAACTTAATGAATTAATTGAATAAATTTCCCATTTTAAATCTTCATCGGTTTAAAAACATTTTGATTATATAATATATAATCAAAATGTTGTTTGGTCCTCTTTTTTTGATTGTTAGCCTTCTTATGAAACCGATTTCTTCTAATATGGAGATAAATTTACGTGGTTCCAATCTTTTACAAGAATTTACTCGTTTTATAAATCGTTATGATAAGACATATTTGAATGTAGAAGAATTTAACCATCGTTATGAAATTTTCCGTACAAATTTCCAAAATATTCTTACTCATAATTTTGAGAATCATACTTTTTCAATGGCCGTAAATATATTTGCGGATTTATCTTCCGATGAATTCAAAGAATTACAGGTGAGAGGATTATTGAAAGGTGTAAAAAAAACATCTTGTGATAAATATATTCCAAGCGGAAAGATTACTGCAAGTTCAATAGATTGGAGAGAAGACGGTGTAGTAACACCCGTAAAAGATCAAGGACAATGTGGTAGTTGTTGGTCTTTTTCTGCTACGGGTGCAATGGAAGGTGCGTGGGCCATTTCTACAAACAATTTGGTTTCTCTCTCCGAACAACAATTAGTCGATTGTTCAAAAAGATATGGTAATTTAGGTTGTAATGGAGGATTGATGGATGCCGCTTTTCAATATGCGATTGATAATGGAATGTGTGGTGAAACCGCATATCCTTACACTGCCACAGGAGGTACTTGTAAATCTTGTCAAACCGTAGTGAAAATCTCGAAATGTAGTGATGTAGAACCGAATAATCAATTGGCGTTGAAAGATGCCGTTGTTTTTAATGGTCCAGTATCCATTGCGATTGAAGCGGATACACGCGTTTTCCAATTTTATTCTGGGGGTGTCATCACAACTACAAGTTGTGGTACAAATTTGGATCACGGAGTCCTGATTGTTGGTTATGGAGAAGAGAATGGAATCAAATATTGGCTAGTCAAGAATTCGTGGGGAACTGGTTGGGGAGAAGCCGGATATGTAAAAATTGGTAGAAGTGAAAGTACAAATGATATTGGTATTTGTGGTGTGGCGGCACAACCATCTTTTCCATCCGTATAAAAATACAATTCATTAGTTACTTAAAAATATCATCATTTCTAATCTATCAAATAAGAATCGTTTTTTCTCTCTACCAATGAATTTCCAAACCGCCTTTGAGATTTTAGAAATTGATACCAACAAAATATCTTACAACGAAATAACACTTTCTTATTTGAAAAAAAAATATCATAAATTGGCATTACAGTATCATCCCGATAAAAATCCAGGAATCGAATCCAAGGAAAAATTTCAAAGAATTGATGAAGCATATCGATTTCTAAAAGAGGAAATGGATTTTGAAGGAAAAAACGAATTAGAAACCGAAGAAGGAGGAGCAGAAGAAGAAGAAACAAACCAATATGTTTATTTTTTATCCCTTTTTTTACAAACGATTCTTCGAGGTCATACGACGCAAATCACTGAAATCATTACAACCATTATAAAAAAAATAGTCGTTGGTTGTCAAAAGGTGACTTTTCAGTGGTTTGAGGATCTGGATAAAGAATCCTCTATTCAAATCTATGATTTTCTCTCCAAATATCGAAATATACTTTATATTCAACAAGATATTTTATCCAAGGTGAGAGAAATTGTTTTGGATAAATGTAAAAACGACCAAGTCTATGTATTAAATCCGTCTATTGACGATTTATTAGACCAAAATGTATATAAATTAGTGATTGATAATGAGATTTATTTTGTACCACTTTGGCATATAAATTGTGATATACTTTATGATAAAGTGGATAAGAAGGAAGAAAATAACAAGAGTGAATTGAAAGAAGAAATTATTGTGCGTTGTATTCCAGAATTGCCTGAAAACCTATGGATCGATGAAGAAGAAAATGTTCATATTACGAAGGAAATTAATTCTTCGGAATTTTCTCTCTTTGATACAAAAATCATACCAATTCATATAGGCAAAAAAAAATTGGAAATCCCTGTTCGTGATCTTTTGATAAGAAGAAATCAAATCTATGTTTTGAAAGGGGAAGGAATCCATAGTTTAGGGGAAGAATTGATTTGTTTGGATTCAAATAAAAACTTCTTGGATTCTTGTATAGATAAAAAAAATATTATTCTACATATCCATATTGTATAAGTATTTTATATTTATAAATATATATAATAAAAATATATTTATAAAATGTCACTTTTATTAATTGCTATTTTCAAAAATGAATCAATGATTCTTGAAGAATGGATTGAGCATTATATCAATGAAGGTGTCGATTGTTTCTTATTAAATGATAATGGAAGTACAGATGATTATGAAGGTAAAATACAGAAATATATTGATACTGGTTATGTATTATTAAACAAAAATCCGAAAAAACACGCACAAACAGAGATTTACAATGATTGTATTCAATGTGCTCGAAAATTTGATTGGGTAATGATTGTGGATTTGGATGAGTTTGTTTACGCACGTAACGGATTTAATACGATAAAAGAATACTTGAATTCTTTGAAATCGAATATATCCCAAATTCATATTCCTTGGAAAATGTTCGGCTCCAGTGATTTTGTCGAACAGCCAAAAAGTGTGATTCAGAATTTTACTTGGAGACGGATTTATAATAATGAGACAAAAATAGAATGTAAATGTATTGTAAGAAGTAGTCAATTAGAAAAAATACAAATACATACTTCTTCTTTAAAAAGAAATGTTTCAAGTCAAGAAATTTTTTCAGATAATAGTTTATTTCTTGCAAAAGATAACCCATTTATTGAAAATTTAAACGAAGAATTTTTATCCAATTCTTTTTTACAGTTAAATCATTATGCCATTCAATCTTGGGATTTTTTTTCAAAAATAAAAATGACAAGAGGTGATGTAAGTAGTGCTATATATACAAATATAAGAGATAAAAATTATTTTGATTCATATAATTATAAAGATTTTGAAGATAATGAATTGAAAAATAAAGAATATGTAAATAAGTTTTCATTATTAAGTGATCCCTTAATTTTAAAAGAAAATCTATTACTGAAAAATATTGAAATCGTTGTAAGCCGATATAATGAAAACTTGGAATGGATCAATAATTATCCATTTAATCAATTTCAATATACGGTTTATAACAAAGGAATCAATGAAAATTTCAATAAAAAAAATGTAACAAAAATAATCAATTTACCAAATGTAGGTGTATGCGATCATACGTATATGTATCATATTGTTAGTAATTATGATGAGAATTCCTTAAAACAAATTACGGTTTTTTTACCTGGTTCTGTCAATATGCCTAGTAAAATAAATAAAGCCATTAGTATATTATTAAAAGCATTATTGACTCAAAGTGCTTTTTTTGTTGGTGAATATACTAGTAGTGTCTTTCACTTTTTTAAAGATTTTACAATTGATAATCATAAAACAGGAAATTCAGAAAATTTTAATTTAAACAATCGAGGAGAATTAATAAAAAGTTGGTTAAGACCCTTTGGAAACTGGTATCTTTACAATTTCGGTGAAACAATTGTTTCTTATTATACCTATAATGGGATTTTTTCATTCGATAAAAAAGACATTATGAAATACAAAAAATATCGTTATGAAAGAATATTAGATCAATTAAAGGCAGGTCCGAATGTAGAAGTTGCACATTATATGGAAAGAAGTTGGGGTGCCCTTTGTCATCCATTATTACATACCAAACTATCATTAAATTATGTAAATGTTCCGAGAAATGTACCAATAAATCGAGATATGAAAACGAATTCAATTCGAATGAATATGGGTGGAACGGCTCGTCCGTTGAGAGTAAATCCTTTTGCACGGAGAAGACAATTTCGTAATCCTCGTATGCAAAATTATTTACGAGCAATGTTATTAAGAAGAAATTTTATGAGGAGAAGAAGAAGAAATCCATTTGGCCGGTTTTAAACTTTTATAAATTTGAGAGTGTAAATATGCATTTGTATAATTCGTTTATAATAAAAATTTAGAAAATAATTATTTATCATATGAATAATCTTGAATTATTACAAGTCTATAAATTTGACAAAAAAGTTAGATATGGTTGTAATAATGATGGGGGATATGTAATCGCCGAACTTGAGGGAGAATATGATTGTTATATTTCTGCTGGAATATCCAATGAAGAAAGTTTTTCACGGGATTTTATTAATAAATATAATATGAATGAGTATAATAGTTTTGGTTTTGATGGAACCATAAATAATTATCCATATAATTACACCAATAAAATTTCATTTATTAAAAAAAATATTAATAGTTTTAATGACGATAATAATTCGAATCTCTCTTTCTTAATGGATAAATACGACAATATTTTTTTAAAAATGGATATTGAAGGAGGAGAATATCCTTGGTTATTATCCATCGACGAATCACGATTAAATAAATTTAAACAAATTGTTATAGAGTTTCACGGAATTACACAAAATGGATGGAACTGCCATTATAATGACAAGGTAAAATGTTTAGAAAAATTATCAAAAACACATTATATCGTACACGCACACGCAAATAATAATGCACACGTAACTAATAATATTCCAGATGTCATTGAATTAACTTATATCAATAAGAATTATTTTCATTCCATTCCGGAATTTAATACGGAACCTTTACCTATTGTAAATTTAGATTTTCCGAATAATGTTAGTTATTGTGATATTAATTTAAACTTTTACCCATTTGTAGGCCACGCCACTTTTTAGAAAAGCCACTTTTTAAAAAAAAGTGGCGCAAAAATCCGAGTAAAAAAGTGTAAAAAAAGTGTAAAAAAATCCGAGTAAAAAAGTGTAAAAAAAGTGTAAAAAAATCCGAGTAAAAAAGTGTAAAAAAATCCGAGTAAAAAAGTGTAAAAAAATCCGAGTAAAAAAGTGTAAAAAAGTCCGAGTAAAAAAGTGTAAAAAAATCCGAGTAAAAAAGTGTAAAAAAATCCGAGTAAAAAAATAATATTATTAAAAAATAATATTATTATTTAAATTACAAATAAAATTATATACTACTACAAAATACTACTACAAAATACAATCAATTATTCTTTTTTATTTATTTTTTAATAATTAAACTTTCTTCTTTATAATCTTCTTCTTCTTTGGCTCTTCTACTTGTTGATCTTGTACTTCTTCTTCTTGTACCTGTACTGGTGCTTGAAAAACCGTTGCGGGTACTGGTAATTCTTCGTCGTCACTATCATCTACAATTGTACTTGTAATATGTGCTGGTTCCACATCCTCATCAGTTACTAGCTGTGTCTTTAATTTTTCCTTATCGCTTGGTTTTAACTTAATAAAACATTGTCCTTGTAAAGACGCTCTTGGCTTTTGAACAACTGCTTGAATAAGTTTCCAAGAAGCATTAAACTTACCATTAATAATCCAAATGCCAGCAAATTGAATTAAACAAGCTACATTGGTTCCCTTCTTTAAATAATCCAAAGGTGTAACACTTGGATTTTCAATCGAAGGATATAATTTATTACCATCCTCGTCATAAATCTCTGAACGCCAAGTACCTTCCCATTCAGGTACTTTTATTTTTAATGTTGGCATTTTGGTAAAATCAGATTCTTTTGTACCCTTAATCTTTGGATATTTAAGCATTGGTGTAAATAATTCTTCTAGAATATCCGCACTTTTATATTGCTTACCAAACCAATCCTTTGAATAAGTAAGGGCATCTGCCTTGATTTTACTTTCAAAAGCCATCATATTTTCTAGAAAAGCAGTGGTATCTTCTGTCTTATATTCCTCACTTGGAAACTGAAGAGCCATATCATATCTACCATTACTAACACCCTTTTCATCTACAAAATCACTTGCTCCCCAAGTAAGCATAAGTGGTGTAGAAAGTCTTAATCCTGATTTAGTTGCTTTGTTTAAAATATTAATTGTCTTTGCTCCTTGACTTGTTGCTTTTGGAGCAGTGTACATAAGATTGTTAACATTTAATAGAGTTCCGTCGATGATTGTGTCTGCCATTTTTTTACTGATGTTATTTATATTATTCGTTTATCTTTAAATCAATTTTCTTTGGAATTTTGTGAAATTGTAAGGAAAATCATATTAAAGAGTGAGTCCACTTCCTTACGTTTTCCTTACCTTGATTCTTACTTATCGATCGATAAAAAATAGAGCAAGAACTCTATTTTTGTATATTTTTATTCTGTATAAGTATATTTTTTATTTTGTAAGTATATATTTTGTATAAGTATATTTTTTATTTTTATTCTGTATAAGTTTTTTCTCCTAAGCTATTACAGTATTTAATCCTTCCATCGTATAAAATAAGAATATTGAACATATATTTACCAAATTGAACGGTAGTCAATTCATTCACTACTTTAAACCCATTCATTTCATAATTTCCACGTGCATATTTATAATCTTTTAAAACTCGGATTTTATGAATCGAATGGATTCTTTTATGAACGATTAATTCTTCAATTTGATTGATTTCATATTCGTGAATCACTTTTCTCTCTTGTTCACTAAAATTCTTTTCACAATCAATAATCATTAAATCATTCTCCTTATGATTTAGTGATATTTTTTGGGTTGTTTTTGGAAAATGGCAGGAAAAGAAAGCTCTTTTTTTGATGTTAAAATTAAATACGGATGGAATGATTCCATTATCACGTATCACGCAATTTTCGCATAAAGATTGAGATTGATATCCACAAATAGAAGGACATAAACAATTTTGTTTTATTTTTTCGACTCGTTCAATGAGGGTTTTCATTATTTCTACCGTTCCTAAATTTGTTAAGTCAATACTTGCAATATAAGATAACTTTGTTTTCATATCTTCACAAGGTTGTTCCCAATAATTAAATTTCTGGTAATCCTCCAAATGAACGAAATAGGCTTGGACTGAATTTTTGTACGTATGAATTACCACTTTGATCTCTTGAAACGAATCCTTAAATAATTCAATGATTTTTAAATTGCTTTTTGTAAATTGACGAGCATCAAAATCAAGTCTTAAATGTCCGTCGTGTTTCCACGTATAATACCATTTATTATACGTACAATTTTTACATTGACAATAAGGATTTTTTTCTTTTTCTTGTTTTTTTACGAGACATTGCTTTAGTTGAGGTGTTGGAAATACTTTTTGTCCTAATTTTAATCTTACATATTTCTCCAAATTATTTACCTTTAGATCTTCGATTGATTCTTCGACTTTGGTTAAAGATAAAAAGGAGGTCATTTAGAATTTTATTTTACGATGTTTTACGATGTTTTACGATGTTTAATGATTATGAAAATAAATCAAAAAAGTATTTCAATTTTTTAAGGGAACCTACGGTTCCCCTATGACCCCTCCCTTTGCCCTTCGGGGGAAGAATATTATTTCATAATTCGGCGCGGGCTCTACAACTATATCTACAATGATATTTTGCAAAGCGTAATATGATTGTTATTTTCTTTGTAGAAACTCGCGCGCCAAAAAACGTATAAAGAGGAGGGGTTAAAGGGGAACCTTAGGTTCCCTTTACTACAAAGAAAAAGACAAACATTTTGCGTAACACAAATATCATTGTAGAGATGGTTGTAGAGCCCGCGCCGAGTTATGCAACAATACCATCCCCGAAGGGCAAAGGGAGGGGTCATAGGGGAACCGTAGGTTCCCTTAATAAGGATTTAAAAAATATTTATTATATTTATATATTATGAATCACATATTAGACCAAAATTTCAATGATTTGACAAATACAAATACAAATATGAAAAAAAACAAAAAAATGTATTACAAAGAAAACGAAACTTTAATGGAGGAATATATAGAAGCACTTTATTTAAAAGGAGAGAAACATATTCCTTATGTAAAAAACCCTGCCAAAATAAAAGACGAATATGTTACGATACCAACCATCCATAATTATACCATTTTAGTAGAATATAATTATAACATTCAACAATTAAAACAATTCGCAAAGCATTACACGTTGAAAATCAGCGGAAATAAAAAAGAAATTATCAAACGTATTTTTATTCACTTATTTCTCTCGAGTTATCTCATTAAAATCCAAAAAAGATTTCGTGGTTTACTTCAAAGAAAATACAATGCTTACCACGGTCCCGGATTTTTTAAAAGAACAGTTTGTACAAATGAAACGGATTTTATCACGATGGAAGAATTAACCCAAATCCCTTATTATAATTTTTTCAGTTACAAAGATATGGACGGGTTTATTTATGGATTCGAACTTTCTTCTCTCCACAACTTAATATTAAAGAGTCAAAATCAAATCACGAATCCATATAATCGGAATAAAATTTCCTTGGATGTGATTCATAAAATGAAAATGATTGTTCGATTCAGTAAAATCTTAAAATTACCGATTCGATTAACCATTGAAGATGAAATGCCTTTGGTAAGTGACGAAAAAATGCTGGAATTGGATTGTTTATCTTTATTTCAAAAAATCGATGAACTAGGTAATTATAGTGATCCGAAATGGTTTCTCTCCTTAAATCGGCATCAATTGATCAAATTTATTCGTGAAGTAGTAGATATATGGGACTATCGTGCACAGTTATCCGAGGAAGTAAAAAGGAATATTTTACCTCCAAATGGGTCATTTTTAATGAATATTCATATCCATTTGTTACAAACGGAGCAGAATTTTGTTACTTTAAAAAAAAATATTTTAAAAGTCATTGAAAAACTGGTCACGTGTGGTATCGACCGAGATAGTAAATCCTTAGGTGCTTATTACATTTTAGGAGCGTTAACGATTGTAAATCACGAGGCGGCAAACGCTCTTCCTTGGCTTTATCAGTCCATGTCGTAGAGTAGGGGGACGGAAGTCCCCCTTACAAACCCCTCAATGTTAAGGGCGATGGTTTTTTGGGGCACGGGTTTCTACAAAGAAAAAGAAAATAATATTATGCTTTGCGAAATATTATTTTAGAGATGGTTGTACAGCCCGCACCGAGTTAATTAGATAAAAAGCAAGGATGGGGTATCCCCCTACTATTATTCTTAGAATTTTACACTGTTGAAGATTTTAAACCGCCTTTTAATGGCGGTTTAAAATCTGTAAACCAGCGATACTTTAAGAATGAATCCGCACCTTTAGTGCGGATTTAATTCTTCAAAGGTATAAACATTCAAAGTACCTTCCTCTTCCCTACAGGATCAGGATTTTTGCTCCACTTTTCCTAAAAGTGGATTTTAAAAAAGTAGCTTCATATTCGAATGTTCTAGTAAGTAACGCTTGGAACAGGATTCCACTAAAAGTCCGTTGGCATAAATTCCATAATTTCCATAGTAATCCTCATTTTCCAAAGCCAAGTGATAAATGGTATAAGTACCGGGTGTTTCATATACAGTCGCTCTTTCATCGATATAAGCACATAAACGTGGCTTCCCATCCGTTTCATAAATACGTCCAAAATCTTCCATAATTTTGTCAAATTGTTCTTGACATAGCCAATCTACTAAAATGGAATGGCAACCGGTGATAATAAGAGGTTCCAAGACATCTGGATAATTCTCTTTTCCACATTTATAAAGTTGGTCTTTGATACGTTCGTTGGATGCTTGGTGTACCATCTCACTTTTTCCAAGGATTTCAACTGGTAGAAATCCGTGTTTTAATGTTTTAATCAAATCACCTTTTTGTAAATCTTCAATCGCCTTGTATCCTTGGTCGGTTAGAATTTTGGTTCCTTCTTTGAAACAAGGTAAAGGAGGAGGAGGTTCTGCATACGTATAGATATAACCTTGAGCTAAACCAGGAACACTATAACACGCCACTAATTTGGTTCCATCTAAATTACTTGCTACCGATTGCCAACTTTGAGAAGGAGCACTTGTTTGCGTCCAGTTTACTCCACTATCAGCCGAAGTATAAATAGAACCACCACTCACAACCGCCACTAATTTTGTTCCGTCTAAATTACTTGCTACTGATGACCAATTTTGAGAACCGGCATTTGTTTGTTGAACCCAGGTTCCACCACTATTACTCGAAGTATAGATAGAACCACCATTCACAACTGCCACTAATTTTGTTCCGTCTAAACTACTTGCTACTGAAGTCCAAGTTTGAAAAGGAGCACTTGTTTGAACCCAGTTTGCACCACTATTACTCGAAGTATAAATATAACCACCAAACCCATTATTCGCAACTGCCACTAATTTTGTTCCATCCGAACTACTTGCAACTGATGACCAATTTCTAGAACTATCACGTTGCGTCCAGTTTACTCCACTATCTGTCGAAGTATAGATAAAACTACCATTTACAACCGCTACTAAATTTGTTCCGTCCGAACTACTCGCTACTGATTTCCAAAATCTAGAACTATCACGTTGTGTCCAGTTTACTCCACTATCAGTAGAAGTATAGATAAAACCATTATTCACAACCGCCACTAATTTGGTTCCGTCTAAACTACTTGCAACTGACTACCAATTTCTAGAACTATCACGTTGCGTCCAGTTTACTCCACTATCAGTCGAAGTATAGATAAAACCACCATTTACAACGGCTACTAATTTGGTTCCGTCCGAACTACTTGCTACGGATTGCCAATAATTTAAAGGAGCACTTGTTTGAGTCCAAGACATTTTTATAATATATAAATATTTATATTTATATCTAAGAATTACCTGAAAGTCAATAAATATAAAAACTGATTTAAATTGGCTAGAATTTCATCACGAATATTGTACAAATCACTATTCGACATTTTTTTCATAAAATGATTGGTATCCAAAGCGACTAAATAACTTTTAAACCAAATAATCTTATTTTTGAACGCACTTACATTGGTAAAGTCGAACAATGGTAGATTTTTTTGTTTAGTCAAATCGATTCGAACATTGGTTTTTCCAAGAAGGACTTCAATGAATGTATCCATACTTTCATTCAATTTACTATATAAATCATCAGTTGCCTTATGTGTGGCATAACTATGTGTCTTCCAGTGCCATAATTTAATCATAAGAATCATTTCTAAAAATACTTTAGTAATTTCTTTTTCAAAATTGGATTTGGATTTGGTAGAAATACTTGCTTTACGTGTTTTTGTTTTTCTCAATAAGTTTTTTTTAGTAGTTTTCATTTATATAAATAGTCTATAAAATAATTTATTATTTTTATAAAAAATTTAAAAATTCGTTGGTTTCTTTAGAAATATTATTTAGGAAAAGATTTACTACATATTACATTTGAGATATATATTTAATTGCGTTAAAGTACTTAAAAAGTATTTATTTAGGTATATTATAATAAGAAAGATGCCAAAACAAACCAAAACCATTGTCGAAACTCCTGTTGTTCAAACTGAATCCGTTGCCCCAAAACAAAAAGCCACTAAAAAGGTAGTTGCTGCTGCTTTAGCACCTGTAGATGCTGCTGCTCTAGCACCTGTTGTTGCTGAATCCAAACAAAAGGTAAAGAAAGTCAAGGCTCCAAAATCCGAAGTTGTTGAACCTGTCGTCGTTGCCCCTGTAGATGGCGAGAATGTTGTGGTTGCTCCGGTAGATGAAACAACTGAGTCTGCTTTAAACGAACTTTCCATTGAATTTTTTGCCAAGCTTCAACAAGCTAACTCTCTTATCTCTTCTTTAAAGGCCGATTTCCGTACCTTAGAAAAGAAATATCAACGTGAGATCAAGATCAACCAAAAAAAAAGTTCTAAGAGAGCCAAGAGAAGTGGAACCCGTGCTCCTTCTGGATTTGTCAAACCAACACGTATTAGTGATGAATTAGCCAAATTTTTAGATAAGCCAACTGGAAGTGAAATGGCACGCACCGAAGTAACTCGTGACATCAACACCTATATTAGAAGTCACAATTTACAAGATAAGGCAAATGGTCGTAAGATCAATCCTGATACTAAACTTGCCTCTCTTTTAAAGTTAACTGATAAGGATGAACTTACTTACTTTAACTTACAAAGATATATGAGTCCTCACTTTACCAAGAATGTAAAGCCTGAAGTTGTAGCTGCTACAATTTAAATTCCACTTCCACTTCCACTTTTGAAAAAGTGGAGCAAAACCACTTGAGAAAATTTCTTGATAAAATCATAAAAACTATAAAAATTAAAAAAATATAAAAAAAATATTATATACAGTAAAACTGTATATAATATAAAAGTGCAATGGTATGTTTTGCTCTCCGATTCGCTTATGACTTTTTAAAAAGTGGATTTGCAATGGTATGTTTTGCTCTCCGCTTCGCTTATGACTTTTTCAAAAGTGGATTCAAAAGTGGATTCAAAAGTGGATTTGCAATGGTATGTTTTGCTCCACTTTTCCAAAAGTGGATTCAAAAGTGGATTAAAAAGTGGATATGCTATCATCATCCGAATCATACAATAATATTTCTTTAAACAAAACCTCTTTCTCAATATGAGGTTGAAAAAAAAGTACATCTTTAGTTGTAATACATTGTTCTGATTCCGTCAATTGATAATTCGGGTTTAAAATATATCGAACCGCAAAAGTAACATCGATTTTTTGCGTTTTTAAAATTTCCCATAAATCCAACTCATAAATATGTTTTTTCAAGGTTTCTCGGTCATATTGATGGGTTTTCAAATCAAGTTTATCTGGTTGATCAATGATTATTTTCATTTTATTTTATTTATTATACAAAATAAAATAAAAAATGATTAAATCCTTTTTCTATAATTGATTTTTATTTATTGAATTATTGAAACCAGTTAAAACAAAAAGCCGCCGTTATTTTTCAACAAAAATTCCAATTTTTCTTTCATCATCATCTTATTTTTCTGAATTGTTTTTTTCCATTCCGATAAATAACCGAAATGATGGATTTCAAAACGTTTTTTGATTTCCAAAAGTTTTTCTTTCATTGTCTCGTTCATCCAATTCGTATTCTTTACTAACCATTCATAAAAGGTTTCTTTTTCTTTTTCTTGATTTTCCAAACTTAAAATAAGATATGATTTATATTTTTTAAACAAATCAAATACTTGATAGAAATGACAGCTGTTCATATCATAATCTGTTCCAGATAAAACACATATTTCACGCAATTCATTCTCATTCATTTTCAATTGAATCAATATTTTCGGTAAATCATAAAGAACGACATTATGATTGACCATACTCAAATATCTTAATATACGTGGAACTCCATAAACAAACATATCCATATCTTCGCTCAAACAAGCCCACGCCGTCCCTTTTAATACCAAATAGGCACACATCTCATCTGCTTCTCCCGTTGCAACAGCATAATGAACCCCATAAGCATCAAAGAATTGTTTTACCAGTTCAATTTGTTCGCGTTTAATATAAACAAACCGTTTCTTCAATTCAATCATTTGTTTCTGTGTTTCTACATTATTTTCGTTCATTGTATCTTTCAGTAAATAATACTCTCTTTCAGCCGTTTTCTTTTCTTCCTTTCTTTTCTCGAGTAGTGCCTTTTTTTCAGCTGGGATTTCTCCGTCAAAAATGAAAAGGGGTGTTATTTTATAAAATCGAAACAGATTCAACATTGTTAATAGATTTTCAATGAGGGATTCTTCGCCATCCACTAAGAATTTATATAAATAAATACTTGTATCAACCACAATGGTTTTTCCAGAAAGCGATTTCAAAGAAAGAAGTTCAATGGATTCGTTACATTCTTTTTTTAGAAATTTGTTTAGATGCTTGATTCCCATAAATTTTTATGTTTTTTAAGTTGGTTTGGTCAATGAAGTGGGATAATGGATTCAATTTTCCTTCCACTTTTTAGAAAAAAGTGGAGCAAAAATCCCGGGTTATATTTTTAGAAAATCCACTACTTTTTACACCTTTTATAAACGCCCATTTTGTTAGTAAAAATTGAAATAAAATAACTCGTATTTATTATAGGCAATAAATAAACAATATCACAATTAAAGATGTCACAAGGATTTATATACTGCTTCTCAAATTTATCAATGCCTGGTATTCTTAAGATTGGTATGACCGAGAGAACACCAGAAATAAGATTAAATGACGCGAATAGTTCTGATACTTGGAGACCTCCAACTCCGTATAAAATTGAGTTCGCAAAAAAAGTGTTAAATCCTAAACAAAAAGAAGCAACACTCCATAGGCTGCTTTCACAATATACAAAACGAATTAATCCTAATCGTGAGTTCTTTAGTGTTTCAACAGAAGAAGTAAAGACATTTTTTGACCTAATAGATGGAGATTTATGGGTTAAACAACCAGAAGAAGAAAAAGAAGAGGAAGAGGAAGAAGAAGAAGATAACAACGCAATAATTTCAAAATCACCGATTGGTAAATGCCGTGATATGAGTAAATGTTTTACAAATAGACAACAAATTCGCCATACTATTGGCATTAATAAAACTTGGATTGGTATATATGATTCTTCAAAAAATGGAATTATGTATAATGGAAAAATATATCAAGGTCGTTCTCCATTAAATCAATTTGCTAAATCACATTATGAAACAGAACGAAATGATAGAGTATCTAATGTGAATGCTTGGAGTGAATGCGAATGCGAAGTAAATGGAGAATGGATTTCCACATTTAATCTTTAATTAAAATGGTTGTAGAAGTAGTTAAGAATTGGCGTTTAGAATGTCTAAATGTGTAAAAAGAAGTAAGAAAACTCATAAATTTCACTTTATTTTTCCTCCGCTTCGCTTATGACTTCGCTTGCGAAAAGATTTCTTCTTCCTTTTTCCACCACTAATCAAATCTTTTTGTCTTCTTCTTATTGTTTTTTGAATTCTTTTTTGATAAACACTACATTTTTCATCTTCACATTTTTTTCTTTGTGTAAGTTTTTTAACGTAGTTTGAATTTTTTTTAATTTTTGTAAAACATTGATCATATTTTTCCCGTTGTATTTTCCCCTCTTCTTCATTTTTTGGTATTGTTATGGAACCACATTTTCTGGTAACATTTTTAGAAAATTTGATTCCTTCTTCTTTTATTTGCGCGGATGTGATAATATTTCCACAATATTTATCACCACAATGATCTAAATCATTCATCATATCATCTATTTCTTTCATATTATCTAATTCCGTTTTACTAAATTTCATTTGAGAACGTCTTGATGAACCACTACTATCGTGACGACGATGTTTTTTCGTTTTTTTACTAAATGAATTAATGGCTAAATAAATTCCTCCTGCAGCAATTAAAGGTAATAAAATAACACTCATATATATATCCACTTTTAAAAAAAGTGGAGCAAAAATCCAAGCAAAAATGTTATGGAAATAACCTAGATTTTGCTCTCCGCATCGCTTATGACTTTTCTTAAAAGTGGATTAAAAAGTGGATGATATCACTGTCATACGCAATGTATTCTTTAAAAACGTATTCTTTTTATTCAAAAGCATTTGTGAAAACACCTTTTCAAAGGAACCCTCATTTTTCAACATTGTCGCCGTTTTATAATGTTCTTCAATGTATTGACAAAATGCCATTTGATGATTCACCGTTTTTTTGAAATCCAAGAGAGAAAAATGATGTTTATCGCACCAGCAAATAAAATCCTGGTAATCGTTCAATAAAATCGTCTTTATCACATAATAAGCCAAAACACTCGTACCTTCTTTATAAAAGGCGGTGCGTTTGATTTCCGCTTGTCGAGACCCTCCATATAAATCCTTGTACCTCAATCCCATAAAATCCAACACTTTGACCATTTGAAAGAAACTGAACTTTCTCTCCAGATCAATAAAGAAAAAACTCATTTCCAAAAACTTGGCTAGGTCGTTTTTGGAAGGAACTAAGAAAAAACTTGTCAATAAACAATTCATTATTTCTGCCCAAAATTCAGTATAAGCCTCATATAAATTCACCTCGGAATTTACAGGAAAAATGGATAAGATATGTTCTTTACAATAATCACTAGTCATCGATGAGAAATCGAGACCAAAATTATGAAAGGTTTCATGTAAAAAAACCTTAAACCACTCCTCTTTACGAAAAATCACAATTTCAGAAACTGGAATACAAGTATAAGTAAATGCGGTATTGGCGTGATTTTCACTGATAATATCAATCGTGGAATTTGGTAGAATCTTCAAGAGAGAAGTCAAATAAATATAAATGGTCAATGTTTTAGAGCATTTTTTGGAAGCATACGGATCAATGAATAAGAGCCACATTATCATTTTCTCTACATATTGTGAAAAAACCTGAATCGATTCATGAATGTCACCGGCTTCCAAAACAAAATATACTTTAATATTTCTACTAAGGAGAGAAAAATGGTATTCGATTTGATAAACGGCGTTTTCTTCAATATGTTTACGAATATCTTGGGGAAATCCCTTACTATTAAAATTCTTTGGTTTAGGAATTTGGGCGACTGTATTTATTTTGCGGATTTGAGAATGAGATAATTCTTTTTTTAAAGAATCAATGTTTTTCATTTCTTCAAAGAATTTCGTAAATAATATTTGGATTTTTTTATTGCACAAATTATTTGGTCTTTTTACATTTTCAATAGGTAACGGTGAAAAATATTTGATGAGACTTTTACTTTCTGGGGTAAGTTTATTTTTTATCATTTTTATCAAGAAAAATCGATCTAATACTTTACTATAATAGTAAATTATTATATTCTTTTACTTATTTTATATTTTATCCTTTTATATTTATAGAAACCAACCTTATGGAAACTACCTGGATCTTTATTATCATCGGAATTCTCATCCTTTTTTTCCTTTTTACAAATACCATTTATATTACTACTTCTACTGTTCAAACACCTATCGATGGATGTGGAGTAAGTAAATATGGTTGTTGCCCAGATAAAATCACAACTAGGGCAGATGCTTTGGGAAATAATTGTTCACAAAAAAATTTATCTACACCACCAGTCACTTCGCCCCCTGTAACCACCATACAACCTAGCCCTTATGTCGCACAAAATGTAGCCAATACTACTCCTTATCCACCGAACCAAGGTATGATGTTAGTACCAATTTCGATTCCTTCACCTGGAATGTCTGTACCAATGCCTTTTCCTTCGCCGAAGGCCGATGAACAACAATTACCACCCAAAGCAGTAACTATAACAACTACAACACCTAATTAGATAAATCACTACGAATTTCCATCAAAGAATCCATTGTTACCGGTTCTTTACCGCGTATATGACTCATTAATTTTGCCTTTTTCGTTGCAACTAATAATTCTTTTAGATCCGGATTTTGTGAAAATTTTGCAGTTTGGGCTTCTTTCAAACTTTTATGGTTCCTTTTTCCATAAAAATCTGGATCGATTTCTACTTCTCTTGGACGAAGCAATTCGCCCTTATATTTTCCCGTCTTTCCACCTGCGGATTTTGCCATTGCTGCGTCTTTGGACATTTCCGTACCAGAATCGAGGGAGAAACTTAAATAAAAGTCGGGATGTCCCTTTTTGAATTTACTCGCCTGGTAATAATGTTCTACCGAAGACCAGCGATGATTATCAAGAGTAAAAGGCGCATCCCAGAAATTGGATAACTTTTTACGCCACTGAGGGATGGTTGCCAACTTGGCAAACTCTTTTAATTGATCTTTGGGAATTTTCTCTCCAGTTCCTTTTCCTGGAAGTGGTTTATCATTGGATTTTATATAAAATAAAAACACAATATCATCGTCATATAAACCGCGAAGTTTGGCTTCACTTAATTCGGTATATTCTTCTTCTTCTTCTTTTTCACTTCGATGGGAAGAAATTTCTTTTTTCATTTGTTGAAAATCGGGAATGAGAGAAAAAGGACCGGCGTTTTTTTCCATACATTTATCGATAATTTTTCTTTTCAAATCATAAGGTAATTCGGTGAATTTCAAAATGGATTTATTTTTATAACTCACCAATTTATAATGATAACCATTGAAATCCACCATAATATAAAATTCGGGGCGAAATACTCCTTTGTTTTCTAATACACGGTCATTCAATTGTCCGCATTGAATCACATTATTTAAATCTTTGGTTTGATAGGCTTCATAAGACAAGGGAATCATCTTGATATTCAAGACTCGCTCCATTGTGGATAATGCCCAGGTATCAGCCCAGAATTCACACGATTGTACTTTCTTTTTGAATTTTTCCACGGTATCGACCCCTTTCATAAATTTATATTCGTTTAATATTTGAGCGGTTACTTTTTTTTCGTGAATGATTCGATCGTGTTCATCTTTTATTTTTTTTGCGTTATCTAAAAGTGTTTTTTTCTCGTTACGGTCCAATACTTGATTGAATTTTTCTTTCAAGGAAGTATATTGTGCATCCAATTCTTTAATTTGATTGGTATCGGTTACAAGTGCGGTATGATACATATCATAATGTTCTTTGTAGCCGTAAAAAAGTTCATCAGTTATTTCATTACTTAACTTCTTTCGTAACTTAGCAACGGTCGTTTGCTGTCCAATACTTGAAAATGCATCGCGTAAAGTGGCGAAAAAACAATCCCCGGAACCCTCGTTATCAATGATTTCATAATTCGGGTTTTTCATATATTTTTGTATCCAATGGTGTTCTTTGGTTTCGTGGAAAGTATCTTTTATGTTTTTTGCGTTCGACTTTGTTTCTTCTTCGAGGAGTCCGGGGATTTTGATTCCTTGGGTTTGGACAAAACTATCTTTTCTCTCTTCTGGAATTTCATAGATTTCGGATTTTTCTTTTCGTCGTACCAACTGTTCTTCTTCGTCTTCTTCACCCGCTTCGCTTGAACCTAAATCCACAATCTCCGAATCTTCTTTTCCAGGATTTAATCTGTATTTCAATAACCAATCTTTGGTGACATACGTATAAATAAGAGGATCATCTAAATGCTCAATATCTAATTCGTCATCGTCTAAAATAATCAAATAATCAGTGGCTTTTATCTCATATATACCGATTTGAACAACCTTGTTGTTTTCTTTTACTAAATAAATTGGAAAATACAATATATTTTTTTCGTCGTACGTATTTTTTGCAGAGCCGATAGCAATGATAATATCGACTCCGTCTACCGTAATTTGATATAAATTCGCTTCTTTTTGAAAATCATTGGGGTCTACAGTTTTTAACTCTGGATAACTGACTCGAGGATTTATTTTTGATAGTACCATTACTAATATAAATCAACATAATATAAGTAGGGGGACGTACGTCCCCCCTACGACCCCCACCTTGCTTTTTACTTTATTAAAAGCTATTATGTATTGGCGCGCGAGTATCTACAAAGAAAAAGAAAATAATATTTTGCAAAGCGTAATATTATTTTAGAGATTATTGTCTATATCCCGCACCGAGTTAATTAAATACAAAGCAAGGAGTGGGTCTCCCGTAGGGCGGGGGACTTCCGTCCCCCTACTCCCCTACTACATTAAGATATATTTCTTCGTAAAGGAATCTTTTCTTAATTCTTCCAAATAAAACCATAATTTCTTTCTTTTTAAAACGGTATTTGTGTTTTTGGATTCATTTTCAAAAGAAACCAAAGCTTCAATCAATTCATTTTTATTTTTATTTCTTGATCTTATTTCATAATAATCACATATCATTGACAATTGTTTTACTGTAAAATTAACTTGATAATTTACTTTTTTAGAAAAAATTTCATCCTCGTAATTAATATCGAATTGAAATTCTGTATCTACCAAAGGTATTGATAAATTGTCTGATTCTATATCTTTTTCTTTCAAACAAAAAACACAAACGACGTCGCCTTGACAAAAACAAGGGACAGAATCATTATTTACCAAATGGTTTTCGTTTTCATTTTCTTCGAATTCTTCCAAGGTAAAAAAAATATTTTCATTGGACATTTGTTCAAGTCAAAATATATAAATATAAAAGATCATTTGTTTTTAAATCCCTTTTAGGGGAACCTACGGTTCCCCTATGACCCCTCCCTTTTCCCTCCGGGGATAAATATTATTGCATAAGTCTGCGCGCAAGTATCTACAAAAAAAGAAAATAATATTCTGCTTTGCGAAATATTATTTTAGAGATTGTTGTAGAAACTCGCGTGCCAAAAATGCAATGTGGGGGTCGTAGGGGGGACGTACGTCCCCCTACCCCCCATACCCCCCTACTCCCCTAAATCCATAAACTTAAAAATCGTTTTATTAGTCAAACTCAAATAATCTTTTGTTTTTACACTCGCTAGTAATCGAATCTTCTTTAAAAACTGATACTCTTTTTCTACAGAGACATACAAATCCCTCTTCCATAAAATCGAAATCAGTTCACCGATTTCATCCACTTCATTTTTTTTATTTTCCATCTTGATCCATTGAAATAAAAATTCAAATAATTGTTTCAGTAGTTGGACACCGATTTCTAAATCAATCACTTCTTGTTTAATCAAATTTACTAAAAATTCACACATCGATTTTCTCTTCTCATTTTCTTTATTATTTTTACAAAATTTATCATAATCAACGGTCGAATCTACATATTCAATCGATTGAATCGATAGTTGAATTTTATCCAATAATTCAACAATCTTTTTTTCTTTGTGATTCAATAAAGGAGTATCATATTTTTGCAATAATTTAGAATACAATAATACATAAATCTTGGAATAAAATCGATTGAGAAACGCATTTTCAAAAATTTGATTATAAACAACGTCAATTATATTCTTATCATTATCATTATTATTTGTCTCATTATTTCTCAATTCTTCAATAATAGCAACAATACGAGAATACATATCTTCCATATTTTTATCGGTCAATTTATTCAAATGAGACCGGATCACATCAAATTGAGCATCGATACCTGTTTTTTGTTCCATTTTGGTAGTATGAAATGTACTACGAATAGATTCCCAATCTTCCCCATTTATATTTTCCATATTTTTACCTATTCTTTTTTTATTTGTATTTTCCGAACCACGACTGTTTGGATACATTTTTGTCAAATCTTCTTTCAAAATCGGATTTTCTTTTTTTTGAAAAACAGGCGTTTTTACATAAGTAGGAGAACCAACTTCATTCGACAATTCATTAATTAATTGTAATGTGGATTCCGACAATTCAATTTGAAATCCATTAAAGATAATATTACGAAAATCTTGTAATGAATATTGTTTTTGTGTTTCCATTTTTTTACAATAATATTATATTTATTATAGAGTGAATCATTTATATCAATTTTTTTATTTATATTCATTTGTAAATAAACTTAAAAATAACCAAAATATAATATATTATACAATGAAAAATAGTAATGAAGTAGAAGATGAATCTGGTGAACCAGATGAAACAAATTATAATATTCATCACTGGGACGAATTAGAAATAGATGTTTCTATTTTACGAGGAATATATGCTTATGGTTACGAAAATCCGAGTCCCATTCAAAAAAAAGCCATTAAACCGATTTTAATGGGAAAAGATATCATTGCCCAAGCTCAATCCGGTACTGGTAAAACAGCTACCTTTTCGATTGGTGCATTAAGTATCTTAAACATCGAGGACCCTGTCGCCCAAGTAATCATTATTTCACCTACCCGTGAATTAACGATTCAAACAAGCACCGTCGTTTCAGGGATCGGTAGTATGATACCAAAGTTAAAAGTACAAACCTTTTATGGAGGTTCATCCGTAGATGAAAATATGGAACAATTAAGAAACCCGGGTCATATTTTATGTGGTTGTCCCGGACGATTATATGATTTGATTCGTCGTAATAAGATCAATACAAGGACCGTTCGGCTTATTATTTTAGACGAGGCCGATGAACTTTTATCCCAAGGATTCAAAGAACAAATCTACAATATTTTTAAATATTTGAATAATGATGTTCAAGTGGCTTTGTTTAGTGCAACTTTACCTGCCAATATTTTCGCCATTACCGAAAAATTTATGAGAGATCCGGTGAAAATTATTGTCAAATCGGAGCAACTTACTTTAGAAGGAATTAGTCAGTTTTATGTGGCGTTGGAAGATGAATATCAGAAATATGATACCTTGAAAGATTTATATTCGAATATTTCTTTATCGCAATGTATTATTTACTGTAATAGTGTGAGGCGTGTCGAAGATTTATATTATTTAATGTTGAAAGATGGATTTCCGGTATGTTGTATTCATAGTAATATGGAGAAATCGGAGAGAGAAAATGCCTTTTTGGAATTTCGTAATGGTAAATCGCGGGTATTAATTTCTTCCAATGTGACATCACGCGGAATTGATATTCAACAAGTAAGTACCGTCATTAATTATGATATTCCCAAAGATATTTATAATTATTTACATCGTATTGGTCGTAGTGGTCGATGGGGGAGAAAGGGTACAGGAATTAATTTCATTACTCGACGTGATGTTCAAAAATTAAAAGAAATTGAGTCATATTACGCTTGTGAAATTAAAGAATTACCTGCGGATTTATCGTTTTTCAAGGGAGTTTAATGTTTAAGGTTTTTACACCTTTGCACCTTTCAATCGCCGATTTATATATCATAATTCGGCTTTGCCGAATTATTGAATATAATAAAGGCAATTTATCGGTTGCAAAGTAACCGTTACCTAATAACATTCAAAGATGCCGACCTTTGTGGTCGGCATTTGAAATGTTAAAAGGTGTATAAATAAAATTAGTAAAAAGAAAGGGTGTTACTTGAAAAGGAGGGGTCAAAGGGGCAGAGGCTTCGCTGAATCCATTGGTTCCCTTTAATAATAATTTTTCTATGACTTTTATAAAATGACAGTCATAGAAAGTGAAACCCAAAATGAAATATTTGAACTACCGATTTTTTACAATGAAAAAAAAAGAATCGTGAAAGAAAATATCCGAAAAGATTTAGAATTTATACATACCGAAAATGAACAATTGGTTTCAAAACAAAAAGAGAAGGAAGAAGAAAAAGAAGATGTAGAAGAAGAAGAAAAAGAAGAAAAAGAACAAGAAAAGCCAATATATCATCACGTTTTCAATTTGGATGTAACAACTAAAAATAGTAAAAACGAATACAAAAATAAAATGGTAGAAAAAATGTCAAAATATTATACGACCGATATTTCCTTTTTAAAAGATTATCAAAAACTATTGAAAAAATATAAACCTTTCAAGGAATATGAAAGAAAAGAAGATTTCAATTTATCTTCAATGGTAGATACGTGGAGAGAAATTAAAAACGACAATGGATTCAAGGAAAAATATTTTTACATCGACTGGCCTATTTGGGAATTTTTAAACAGATCGGAATGTTTTTTACAGATTATGAGTATCTACAATTTAAGCGCTCCGGTTTTATCTCTCTTGTTACCGATTCTCATTCTCATTTTTCCTTTTTTCATTATTAAAATGAAAGGAATGGATGTAACGATGAATGAATATATTTTGATTTTAAAAATGCTTGCCTCCAATCACGCATTTGGTAAATTATTTACGGAATGGAATTCCGTGGAATTAAATCAGAAAATCTATTTAGTTGTATCAGCTCTTTTTTATATCTTTTCCATTTATCAAAATTTCTTATTATGTATTCGATTTCATATGAATATGACGAAAATACACGAATCTATAAAAAAAATAAAGGAATATATTCAATATACCTTAATAAAAATTAACCATTATTTATCTTTTAGTGATCCATTAGCTAGTCACGGACAATTTAACCGGACTTTAAAAGAAAAGAGTATTCAGCTTTCCAATCTTTATGACAAATTAGATAAAATCACTAGTTCTCCATTTTCTCTCTTTTCAATAAGTTCTTGGAACCAAGTGTTTCAAATCGGATATGTTCTCAAAACCTTTTACGAATTATATGAAAATGATATTTATCACGACTTAATGGAATATTCTTTTGAATTTCATACTTATACAGATTGTATTGAAGGTCTCCAAGAAAATATTTCAAATCAACAAGTCAATTTTGCAGAATTTGAAAAGAGAGAAAAGGGAAAAGAGAAAAAGAAGAAAGAAAAAGAATCGAGAGAAAAACAGAAAGAAAAAGAATCGAGAGAAAAACAGAAAGAAAAAGAATCGAGAGAAAAACAGAAAGAAAAAGAATCGAGAGAAAAACAGAAAGAAAAAGATGAAAACGCTTCCTTTAAAGACAATTATTACGTCGTTTTAAAAGACCGTAATCCAATCAAAAACGACGTTTCTTTTGATAAAAATCTTATTTTAACGGGCCCCAATGCTTCCGGAAAAACAACAGTTCTAAAATCGATTTTAATTAATATTATTTTAACACAGCAATTTGGTTGCGGTTTCTATACTGCGGCTTATTTGAAACCTTATGATTATATCCATTGTTATTTGAATATTCCTGATACATCTGGACGGGATAGTTTATTTCAAGCAGAAGCGAAACGTTGTAAAGAAATTTTGGATATGATTGAGGAAAACAAAGAAGAAGAGAGACATTTTTGTGCTTTCGATGAAATTTATTCGGGGACGAATCCAGAAGAGGCGACCTTGAGTACGGTCGCTTTTATTGACTATCTCGTAAAATATAAAAATGTATCTTGTATTTTGACGAGTCATTTTATCAAAGCGTGTAAAAAGCTGGGAAAAAATAAAAGGGTCGAGAATTATCATATGACGGTTGAGTCGAATAAATCCTCAATCAAATACAAATATCAAATCGAAAAAGGGATTTCAACCATCCAAGGAGGGATTCAAATCTTGAAAGATATGAATTATCCGCAGAAAATTCTGGATCAAACGGATTCGGGATTCGTTAATTCAAAGATTTAAATAATCTATGGATTTAATAAGAGTAATATGACTTTGACTGAATTGTTTAACCCAAGTTTTTTTATGCTTTTAGGAATATTATTATTGGCGCTTTCGTTTTTAATCTTTTATTTTGAAAATAAAGCGAGAGAACAAAATCATAAGATAAATTCAATGTTTAGTTTGGTTTCTTCGATTACCGAAGAATTGAATAATGCCAATATGCGGATTCATTATTTAATTCAAGGAAACCAATCAGGATCTTTTTCAAATATTCATTCCGTTTCCATTCCTTCAAATACCTATTCCAATGAAAATAAGATTGAAGTTTCGGATGGGGAAGATGATGATGAAGACGAAGATGATGAAGATGATGAAGATGACGACGAAGATGAAGATGAAGATGATGACGAAGATGAAAATGAAGATGAAGACGATGATACGGATTGTGAGGAAGATGATATCGATGATGATAAAACATATTATCAAGGGACTAGTAACAAAGAAAAACCAGTCATCCCAACTTTAGAAGAATTGAGTGATTTAGACGAAGATGATTCAATGAATGGACTCGAAGAACAAGAAGAAGAAGAAGATAAAAAAGAAACAAGAACTTTAACGATTCATAATGAGAATAAAGAATCTTTAGAAGAACAAATAAAATCCATCCACATTTCTTTAGATAAAATAAACGAACCAGTTGATTATAAGAAGCTTTCCGTCCAACAATTAAAGAATCTTGTAGTTCAAAAAAGTTTAGTCGCTTTTGAAGAAGCCAATCGAATGAAAAAGGGAGAATTACATAAATTATTAGGCGTTTAAGTATAATTCCTCATACCTTTTCTAATGGTTATATAAAGAGATGTCTTGGGCAACTTGTTATTCTGGTTCAAATAATATTCACTTTAATTTTCCGCCAATTATGGCTGATGGTAGAAATTATGCTTCTTGGCAACCGGATGCTGTCATCAATCAACGTATCCAAAAACAAGAAAATATTCAATCCAACTGGGGATATCGTCAATATATGCAACATAATGGATTGGCCATTATGAAATATAATGGAGAAGAAGCGTGTTATGATTTAGGATTGAGTCCTCACGTTTATACAGGTAAAACTCCTTCGAATAATGTACCTTATCTTTATAAAAATACATATGATCATAGTCAACCTGGATATGGTTATACAAATAGTGATTTGAAAAATCCATATTTGTCAAGAGAACAATTAAATGCGCGATTGATTGCCCCGTCGATTCAAATACAAAAGATGTAAAAATCGAATCCTAGTACCATTTTTTTTCTAGAAAATGATAATCTTCAAATAAATGAAATTTCTTTTGTATCAAAGAAATGATTTTTGTAAAAAGAAAATAAAAACAGACAATCGTGAAGCACGCGATAAAAAACGAAAATAAATACCCGGATTTAAGTTGAGGGATTTCTTTTATCGCGATCATTGCATAAATTAAAGCACTAATCGTAAAACAATTGGCAAAATCTGTCAAGATAATCACACAAAAAGTAATAATGGAATTTAATATGATGAGTCGAGTATATTTATGAAGCAACAAGTAAATGAAATAAGCTGTGAAAGAGGCGATAAACGAACTCCCTAAAATACTATAAATGGTCATATTTGTATTGATGTATTGATAAGCCATCGAAAAAGCTGCGACTTGATAAATATTGATTGAATATTTTGTTAGAAAAGAGAATTGTGATAAATATAACAATGTCCAGATCGTGAGAATAAATAATAAAATATGATGTTTTTCAAAAATAAGATATTGGATTGTTTCGTTTTTGTTTTCGTTTTTAATATTCGCCATAATTTTGGTTTAACTATATATTATATTTTATATAATATATTGTTACATTTGTTTGAAATGAGAATTTTGAGTATTGATGTCGGTATTAAGAATTTGGCCCTTTGTTGCTTTGAAAAAAAAGAAGGAGAGACGTTTTTTCAAATAACTCATTGGGATATTTTGAATATTGGGGAAAAGGAAATATTGGTTTGTTTAGAGAAAGAGAAAGAAAAGGAGAAAGAGAAATCCGTGAAAAAAAACAAATCAAAACAAGGAACAAATACAAATATCAATGAAAAATTAGAAGAAAAGGTTGGTAATCTTTGTGGAAAACCAGCAAAATTTACGAAAAACGATCAATGTTTTTGTTTAAAACACGCAAAAAAGACCAATTTTCTGATTCCAACCAATGAACTTAGACCCGCATTCATCAATAAACAAAAAGTACAAAAATTATTCGAAATGGCCGACCAGTACCATATTTCTTATGATACCAAAACCAAAAAAGGAGATATGATTTCTCTCTTGAACGAATATATAAATAATACTTGTTTGGAATCAATTCATTCCGTCAACTCTTCCAAAGTAGATATTATTACCATTGGTAAAAACATTCAACTAAAATTAGATGAAATGTTTTATAAAAATCAAAATCAAAACCAAAATGGAGAACCCTTTACGATTGATTACGTTATTATTGAGAATCAAATTAGTCCAATTGCAAATCGTATGAAAACGATTCAAGGTATGATTTCGCAATATTTTATAATGAAAGGAAATGTGAATCATATCGAGTTTATTTCTTCAGCCAATAAATTGAAAGATTTTTCAAGTAGTGGTAACAATAAAGGTACGGAAAAAAATAAAGAGAAGAAAAAACCATTGGATTATAAAGATCGAAAAAAAGCGGGAATTGAAAAATGCTTGCAATTATTAAATGAATATCCATTGTTTCAAGAACACTTTGACCATTTTCAAAAACATAAAAAGAAAGATGATTTAGCAGATTGCTTTTTACAAGGGTATTGGTATATTTCAGAAAAGTTTTCTGGATAAAACCTCAATCTTTTTTTCGTTCTAATATAGTAATAAAAGAATGGGTGGTAAACCATCGAAACCAAAGAATCCTATTAAAGAAATAGAAAAAGGTATTAATAAAGGTACAAAAGAAGCAGAAGCTGCTGCAAATAAAGCTAAACAAGAAGCAGAAGCTGCTGCAAATAAAGCTAAACAAGAAGCCGAAGCAGCTGCTAAAAAAGCTGCGGAAGATGCTGCAATTAAAGCTAAACAAGAAGCTGAAGCTGCTGCAGCGGCAGCTAAAAAAGCACTAGAAGATGCTGAAGCAGCTGCTAAAAAAGCTGCGGAAGATGCCGCAAATAAAGCTAGACAAGAAGCGGAAGCTGCTGCAATTAAAGCTGCAGAAGATGCTGCAAATAAAGCTAGACAAGAAGCCGAAGCTGCGGCTGCTGTCGCTAAACAAGCTGCGGATGAAGCAGAAATCGTTCAAAAACAAGCTCAAGCTCAAGCAGAAGCAGCTAAACAAAAAGCGATGGATGCAGCAGCAGTAGCTAAAAAAGAATCGGAAGCTACTATAGCAGCAACCAAAAAACAAGCAGACGCATTAGCATACCAAAAACAAGCAGAAGCCATTGCGGCAGCTGCTAAACAAGCAGCAGAAAATTCCGCAGAAGTAGCCAAACAACAAGCATACGCCGTT